AACGCGAACGTTCGTGAGGTCGTCACGTCCGACACCGTCGTCATCGAAGGCCGCACCGTCAACCAGCGCAACTACTGGTCAGTCGGCATCACGACGGGGCGTGGCAGGTACACGCGAGACGTGGACGGACTGCACTGGTTCAAGCAGCGCAAGCCCGTCGCATACGCCGGCTTCGGTCGGGTTTACGACATCACCGTCGCCGAGGACCACTCGTTCGTGGCGTTCGGCTATGTAGTCCACAACTGCCAGGGGTACTCGATCGCCACGGCCGGCAACCCCGACGCCCGCGCGAAGCACAAGCGCCTCATCGCCGCGACGCGTGAGCTGCTGGCGCTGACGGGTCGGCCGTGGGTGATCGAGAACGTCGAGCAGGCCCGGTCGCAGATGGTCGCCCCGGTCCTGCTCTGCGGCCGGTCGTTCGGGCTCGCCGCGGCCGACGAGGACGGCACACGGCTTGTCCTCGACAGGCACCGGCTGTTCGAGTCGAACATCGACCTCGCCGTGCCTGACCACGCCCCGCACGACCGGGCGCTCCAGGTCGCCGGCGTGTACGGCGGCTCGAGGCGTGCCAAGCGGCTCGCGGGCGAGACCCTCGCGCAGGTCGCACCCCGCGACCGGTACGCCGCCCGGGTCGAGCGTGGTGGCGGCTACGTCCCCCGCTCCATCGCCGTCCAGCAGGCCCTCCTCGGGATCGACTGGATGACGGTCAAGGGGATGCAGGAGTCGATCCCGCCGGTCTACGCCGAGCACGTCGGCCGCCAGCTCCTCGCGCACCTCGACCGCGCCCTCGCCCCCGCCAGCCCCGAGGGCGGTGAGCAGCGTGGGTGAGCACGACTACCGCCGCCACTTCCCGACGGCCTACGGCGCCCCCATCGGACCCGTCCGTCCACGACGGCGGCGGACGCCCACCGAGTGCTGCGGGCTCGTCATCCCGCGCAACGCCGCACGCGCGGAGGGCCGCTTCAAGCCTGGCGGCCCTGACGGCTACCGCGCTGCCGACACCCCTGACGCGGTCGTGCGTCCGACGCGCACTGAGGCCGAAACCGACTGGCACGCCGCCCGATGCACCACCCCCGAGGAGCAGCGATGAGCGCGCACGAGACCCCCGCCGAGACGATCCGACGCGCGATCGAGCAGATGCGCGCCACGGCCCAGGCGGCGACCGTCGGGCCGTGGGAGTCGGTCGGAGGGGCTTTCGGCGACCCCTCCGATGGACCCGACCACATGCGCGTGGTGCGTGACGGATGGTCGTCGGCCCACGACCCCGAGCACACGGTCGCGCGGCTCGAGTACGACCAGCAGGGCGGAGCTGACGGCACGCACATCGCCTCGTGGCACCCCGCCGTCGCCCTCGCCACCGCGGACCTGCTCGAAGGGATCGCGGACGGCCACGCACGGATCCTCGCCATGTTCCCGCCGGACCTGCTGCCCACCAACGTCACGGCCGTCTACGGCTTCGACGCTGCCCTGCGCCTGGCCCGTACCTACCTGGGAGAGACCCCGTGAGCGAAACCACCGAGAAGAAGTACGCCCACGACGTCGTGTCGCATCCCGTCGAAGGCGAGACGCGTCCGATCGACGTCACCGTCCGCTATCACTACGCGCAGGCGATCGCCTGGCACTACGCGTTTGCGGCTCGGATCGGCGAGGCGTGGACCGCCGAAAGCGACTTCGCCCTGTCGCAGTACCTCGGCCACTCCCACCTCGCCTTCCTCTACGACGCACTGAGCCAGGGCCGAGGCGGCCAGGAGACGGCTGACTGGGTGTCGCACCGCACGGGCTCCAGCTCGCCCGAGTTCGTCTGGGAGCGAGCCATCTCGCACGGCATCGACCCCGACGCGATCCGGCCCTACAAAACGAAGCGGCGCGCCTCGTGACGCGCCCCGGAGGTGTCCCCGTGAGCGAGCACGGCCGCCTAAACGTGCCGGAAGAGCGCAACCGCCTGAATGTGCCCGAGGGGCTGGGTGCGGCGCTCCAGCCCCCGCGTCCCGTGAGCGAGCACGACGAGCCCAAGACGGCGCTGACACGGCTGCTCGGCGCGCACCATCCGCACTTCGTCAAGAGCGCCTACCCATCGTGGGAGTGCTCGTGCGGCGAGTGGGACGGCGCGCTGGGCGACAACGGCAGCGACACCGACGGGCAGCAGGACACCTCCGAGGGCCACGCCGCCCACCTGGCCGACGTCCTCCTCGCCGAGGGCTACACGACCAGCCCCGCACCCGAAGCCACCGAGACCGTCGAGTGGCGCGGGACCTGCACCCACGGCGCCATCGAGCAGGTCAGTGGATCGCTCGGCGTGAAGCCCACGTGCGGTGACGACGCGTGGCTCCTGATGGAGCGCCGCACCGTCACCTCCTACGCCGACCGCGTCACCGAGTGGGTGCCGGTCGACCGGGCAGCCGACGAGCACGGGGAGGGCGAGCAGTGAGCGCGCTGACGTTCACGATCCCCAAGACGCTCTGGCTGACCGCGAACCGGCACCACGCCAACCGCGGCCACCGAGCCCGCATCGTGAGCGACCTCCACGACCTCGCGGCGGCAACGGCACGCGCGCAGCACCAAGGCGCCTACGCCGGCCTGGTCGCCCTCGACTGGACCATCCGCTACCCCAAGGGCGTCCGGCTCGACAAGGGCGATGCGAGCAACTCGCAGCCCACCACAAAGGCACTTCTTGACGGCCTCGTGGCGGTCGGATTGCTCGAAGACGACGGGCCGAAGTTCGTCGCCTCCGAGACCTTCCGCCGTGGCCCCAACCTCACCCGACCATCCGACCACGAGGTGCGCCTCGTGATCACGTCACAGGAAGTCCCCTTCTGATGACCCGACCAGGACGAACCATCCGCTCCAACGCCGACCACGCACCCCTCGCCTCAGAGCAGCTCGGCCCCGTCCAGTGGCCCCCGACCGCCGCCGTCAGTGCCGTCGTCGCCCGCCGCATCCACGAGTGCGCGCGGGACGAGGCTGACGAGGCGCTGCTGACCGACATGGTGCTGGGCGGTGCGGCATGAGCGAGCCCACCACTTCTCGCTGCGAGTGGTGCGGCGTCAGCATCGGCGCCACCGCGAAGACCTGCGCCTACTGCCAGGGCTTCGACTCGTTCCCGCAGCCCGGCCCCAAGGACGCGCTGACCGACGGCGCGTGGCGCTTCGACCCGTTCCGACGGGTGAAGGTGTGGGTGGCGGCATGAACGAGCTGACCGGCGGCGAGTGGGTGCAGGACGGCCTCATTCGCCGATGGACCGGGCCTCGCCCCGCGGACGAGCCGATCGTCACCCGCTCCGAGACCTGCGAGGACTGCCGCCGCGAACTCATCGTCCGCTCCCAGTGGCGACGCATGGGACCCGACGAACGCCTTCCCACCCAAGCCTGCCGCTCCACCTTGACCCTCTGCACCAGCTGCCTCTCCCGCCGTGGCTATCGCGCCAGGAACGGGATCAACCTCCAGATCGGAGCCTGACCCATGCTGCCCACCATCACCATCAACGGACGCGCCGTCGCCGACAGCGAGCTGCGCTTCACCTCCAGCGGTAAGGCCGTCGCCTCGTTCCGCGTCGCCTGCTCCGAGTCCAAGAAGCAGGACGACGGCTCCTGGGAGGACGGCGACCGGCTGTTCGTCGGCGTGAGCGTCTGGGGCGACGACGCCGAAGCTGTAGCCGAGAAGGTGCTCAAGGGCGTCCCGGTCGTCGTCACCGGCCGCCTGTTCCAGCGCGAGTACGAGGGCCGCGACGGCGAGAAGCGCACCTCGCTCGAGATCAAGTTCGCCGACGTCGCGCTGCCCGTGAAGAAGCCAAAGGGCGAGCGCGTCCAGCGGACCGACAACGGATCTTCGTGGGAGCGTCCCGCGGCATCCACCAGCAACGACCCGTGGGGTGCGCCGAGGGGCGGTGGCAGCGATGAGCCTCCGTTCTGAGCACGACATCGCGGTCGTCGACCACCCCTGCTTCATCTGCTCCGCACCGGCCAACGGTCACGCCCGGCCCGACAACGACGCGCGAGGAGTGCGCGTCGCCTACCTGATGTGCGCCGCCGGACACATGTTCTCGGCGCGCTGGCTACTCAGCGACGAGGAGGACTGATGCCGAAGGGACGGCACCTCAAGCCCGACTTCTTCACCGACAAGCACATCGTCTCTCTCGACCCGCTCGCCCGCCTGCTCTACCAGGGTTTGTGGTGCTACGCGGCCGACTGCGGGCACCTCGACGACGAGCCGATGGAGTTCAAGATGCGCATCCTCCCGGCCGACTCGTGCGACGTCGAAGACTTGCTGGAACAGCTCGTCGCCAACGGCAGGATCCGGCGCGCCAACGGGGTGATCTACCTGCCGAAGCTGTCGGACCACGCCCGCATCGACAAGCGCTACGAGACGGTCTGCGAGGCGTGCAAAACACGCCGTGACCACGACGTGTCGACCCCCTCCCAGCCCCCCTCGCACGCAGTGACCACGACGGGGACACGCAGTGACCACGACGTGTCCACGCGGGCAGGTGTACCTCAACACGACGTGACCACGCGCGTTGATCCCCCCCACCACGAAGGTGATGGTGATGGTGATGGTGATGGTGATGGTGATGGTGATGGTCGCGCCGTGAGCGCCAAGAGCGGTCGCAAGCGACCGGCGCGCAGGATCCCGGACGACTGGCAGCCCACCCCCAAGCACCACGAGCACGCCGACCGCGGCATCGACGTCGAGCGCGAAGCCGAAGCGTTCCGACTTCACGCCGAAGCCAACGACCGACGAGCCGTCAACTGGAACGCCGCCTTCTCCCAGTGGCTCCTCAAGGCCCGACCAACCCGACCAACCGAGCGACCAGCCAGCCGCATCACCACCCACGTCTCCCAGCTCGTTGAGCCGCCCTCGGGCCTCAGCCCCGAGGAGTACGCGAAGTGGGAGTGGGAGCAGCGCCAGGCAAGGAGGCGAGCATGATCGGCGACGCGCGCACCGACACCAACGCCGAGCGTGCCGTCATCGGCGCCTGCCTCGTCGGCTGGAAGAACCCCGACGAACTCGACCTTGAGCCCAGCGACTTCTACCGGCCCGAGCACGAGGACATCTGGGCCGCCATCCTGCGAGTCGCGGCGGCCGGCAACCGGCCCGACCCCGCGTCCGTCCGCCTCGCGCTCGCTGACCGCAAGCCGCCCATCGACCCGGTCCAGCTGTTCTCGCTCGCCGAGGATGCGCCAGCCATCGTCAACGCCCCCGCGTTCGCAGCAAAGGTGCGCACCGACTCCGGGCTGCGCTCGCTCCAGCAGGCTGGCGTCGCACTTCAGGAGATCGGCGGCACCTTCGTCGGCGACCTCGACCAGGCGCGCGAGGAGGCTCGCCAGCGAGTCGACGAAGCCTGCCGCGGCCGCAATGTCACCAAGGCCCGACGCCTGGCCGACCTGCTCCCCGACGCGCTCGACGAAGCCGAGCACGGCACTGGCGGCGTGATCCCGACCGGCTGGCCCGACATCGACCGCAGCATCGGCGGACTCGCCCCGGGGCGGCTCGTCATCTTCGGCGCGCGACCCGGTGGCGGCAAGTCGATCGCCGGCACCAACCTCGCGCTCCAGGTCGCCCACAAGCACGGCCACGCGGTGCTGCTCGCGTCGCTGGAGATGCCCGAGAAGGAAGTCACCTACCGCCTGCTCGCGGCCCACGCTGGCGTGAGCCTGACCGGTCTGATGAACGCGACCGTGCCCGAGTCCGACTGGGCGATCATCGCCGACAAGCACGCTGAGCTCGACGAGATGCCGATCTTCGTCGAGGACTCGTCGAACCTGTCGGTCCAGGGTCTCCGAAGGGCTGCGCGCGACGTGCAGCGCCAGCACGAAGACCTCGCGCTGATCGTCGTGGACTACCTCCAGCTCATGACGCCGTCGAATGTCCGCCGCAACGGCTCGCGGGCCGAGGAGGTCTCGCAGATCGCCCGCGATCTGAAGTTGCTGGCCCGCGAGACCGGAGCCTGTGTCGTAGCGATGGCACAGGTGAACCGCGAGGGCGGCAAGTCGACCGAGGGTCCGCGCCTCACCGATCTCCGCGAGGGCGGCGCTGAGAACGACGCTGACGTTGTCGTGCTCCTGCACCGACCCGACCCGGAGATCCCCGAAGTCACCGTGACGATCGCCAAGAACCGCCACGGCCCACTCGCCACCGCGACCTTGCAGATGCAGGGCCACTACGCCCGCCTCGCGTCCGTCGCCTGGAGTCCGACCAGGGGGATCGCATGACCACCCGACACGCCGAGCACATCGCAGCAGCCCGCCGGCAACTGCGCGGAGAGAGCGAGACGACATGAGCCGCACCGACCTGTGGACCAGGGCCGCCGAGCAGATGCGCACCGACCCCGACGCCCGCTGGCACGCCGTCGCCGACTGGCTGCGCACCGAGGCCGTGCTGCAAGACGAGATGGAGCCGTTCGTCGAGCTGGTCAACGTCGCCGTCCGGCAGCAGTCCGGCGTCAAGGGCTACCTGCGGTTCGGGCGAGAAGCCGACGGCGACATCGCGTTCCACAGCGACACCAACGAGGGAGCCACCGCGGTCGCGCTGGCCTACCTGGACGAGCAGCCCGAGGAGGGCCGATGAGCGAGAACCTGAGCGTCGAGATCGACGGCGCCACGCTGGACGCCCTGGAGCGCATCCACGAGACGCTGGCCCGCATCGCCAACGCGCTGGAGCGACCCACTCCCGCCCCGCGGCCTGGCCCGTGCCACCAGGCCGCACCGCCCGGTGTTGGCATCGAGCGCGGTCACCGTTGCGAAAACGACTGGGGACACCTCGGCGCGCACGTGGCGGAGGGTCGCATCGAGAAGGTCACGTGGATGACCTCCATCGAGCGCGATGAGCAGGAGGCCGCGCGATGACTCTCGACCTGGACCACCTGAGGCGGGTGGCGGAGGCGGCGACACCGGGGCGCTGGCTGGTGACACATGACCCCATGGGCACCCATGTCGAGACGGACCTCGACCACATGGGCCGGATCGTCAAGGGGTCGTCGCTGGACCGGGGCGCCGAGTTTGTCGAGCAGGACGCCGCCCACATCGCCGCCTTCGACCCGCCGACCGTCCTCGAGCTGATCGACCGACTGGAGGCCGCGGAGGCGAAGGTGGCCGGCGCCGAGGAGGTTCGGGCGCTCTGGAAGCAGCAAGCCGAGGAGTCGCACCTGCTCGCCATGAACCGGGCTGCCGTGCTCAAGGAGCTGTACGGCCACCCCGACGGCCCAAATGGTGAACCCGAGGGCAAGCGGCGGCCGCGGCCTGACCGCAGCGCCATCCTTGCGACCATCCGCGCACACATCCCCAGGAACCGCTATGACGGCGAGGGCGAGGAGATCGGCACGCACTGCACCTGTGGGCGCTGGGAAGGCGACTACTTCGCAGATGGGGAGGCCGGGCCATTCGACGACCACCTCGCAGACGAAGTGCTGAGCACGCTCGGCGGCGATCTGACGGCCTCGGAGGACGACGGTGGACCCGAGGGCCACCGGGACGACGACAACGCGGGAGACGGGCGCTGTGGGGCGCAGGAGGGGAAGCGATGACCGAGATCAGTCCGCTGGTGAAGGTCGCACGCGACCTGCGCGAGATCGAGACGCTGTACGAAGGTTTGCTCGTACAGGCCGTCCACAAGGCCAACGACCGGCTCATGCCCGGCGGCGAGGCGATGGTCGCCCTCGCGCCCGTCGGCAGCCCCTACGAGTGGGGCGAGAACGTCGCGGCCGAGGAGTTCTACCACCTGTCGATCTGCAACCGGCTCGACCACAGCCGCTGCCACTACGCCGAGAGCGAAGACGACGAGGGCGAGCCGCCGCTCCAAACGCTCCTGTTCTGGTCCGAGCAGTGGCGCGCCGAAGCTGGGTACTCGCTCGACCGCCGACCAACCATCTCGACCGAGGCGAACTTCATCCGCGGCTCGCTCGACTGGGCGTGGGACAACGAGCTGCACTGGGACGAATTCGCGAAGGACGTGCGGCGGGCTCGAGTCCGGCTCGAGAACCTGCTGTACGCCGGCAAGCGGGCTGACCGGACACGGGTCCGCTGCGACGCCGACGACTGCGACTTCAAACCGCTGCTGATCGTCGCCTACGCCGACACCGAGGACGCGGACCACTTCAAGTGCCCGTCCTGCAAGCGCCGCTACAGCCCCGACGAGTTCCAGCGTGCCTACGCGCGGATGCTGCGCTCCGAGGGCGCCGAGCGCTACGTGCCGCTCGTGGACGCGCTGGCGACCCTGAAGGCCCAGGGGCGACCAGAGAGGACCATCCGCAAGTGGCTCGCCGACGAGGCGACCGAAACTGTCAGTGCGTGGTGCGACCTTGAGACCCGGAAGACCTGGGTGTGGTGGCCGGACCTCTGGCGACTGCACCTGTCCACGCCGACTCGAAAGCGATCTGCGGCATGAATGACATCCATGTGGTTAAATTGCTTATGCCGGGTTTTCGCGGCGGCAGCGTCCCCAGATTCGGGGTGATGCAGTGAGGTTCGAGGGCAGCCGGTTCGACCGCTGCAAGTGGCTCGGCTGCAAGACCGAGTGCGTCGACGAGATCGAACTCTGCGACTACCACTTCTCGATCATCGGCCAGACCTACGTGCATCGTCGCACCATCTTCGGCGCCGACGCGATGCGAGAGCGGAAAGAGCCCGCTCGCCTCGCCGCCCAAGATCGCGAGCGGCGGATGGCCGACTGGTCCCGGTCAAGGTCGGTGGTCTATTACGTCCGCCTCGGCGATCACATCAAGATCGGCTACACGATCCATCTTGCCGAGCGCATTAGCCAACTTCGGGTCGGCAGAGATGCGCTGCTGGCCGTCGAGCCTGGCTGGCGCGAACGGGAGCAGGCGAGGCACGCCGAGTTTGCGGCCGAACGCCAGGGCCGCCGGGAGAACTTCAATCCATCTCGGCGCCTCCTCGCGCATGTTGAAGCGGTGCGCCACAAGTACGGCGAACCGTGGGGCTACACAGTGAGGCGCGTCAAGGCCGCTGGCCCAATGTCGGCAGCGCTTCAGCAGACTGCGTGACGAAAGGCCCTGGTCCAGTGACCGGGGTCTTTCGCCTTTCTCGGGACTACCTCGGCCGCGGGGCGCATGGCGTACGAGCAGCGGCCAACCCTCCGGCTCGCCTGTCGACGGGCGCGCACCGGGCAGGCGAGTCAGGAGGCCGGGATGAACGTGCTTGTCGTTAGTGACCACAGCAGCCAGGCCGACAACACCCCCCCGGTCATCGGGGGGCGGGAGTGCTATCGGCTTCCGAAGGGCCCCCCGGGTATCGACTCAAAAGAAATGGGGGGGGGAGTACCGAACCCTGCGGTTCGTCTCCGATAGCGCAGCCGTCATCAGCGTCCTGCGCGATGACTGAGCGGAACGGCAGGACCCGGCGAGAGCGACGCAACGCCGACAACCTCAAGGCTCAGCGACGCCAGCCTTGCGCTCGTTGCGGTCAACGGATCGACTACACGTTGCCACCCGAGCACCCGGACGCGTTCATCGCCGGCCACATCAAGTCATGGATCGACCACCCACACCTCCGGGACGACCCCGCGAACCTGCAAGCGGAGCACGCCCACTGCGGCAAGTCGGCTGGTGCTGACGAAGGCACGAGCTCGGTCGGTGTCACCAGCCGGAGATGGTAGGGGCGTTCGGATCACTGTCAATCTCGAGTCCGAACCGCTCCACCGGCAGCGGTTCTCATAGCGAGCCGACCCCCACCCCATCGCGCGCGAGGAGGAAGTCTCATGGGCGATCTCCGAGAGGCGTTCGACCGCAGCGTAAAGAGCAACGCGCAGGTTGCTCCCGAGGTCGACGACGCGCTTGTTGAGGCGGGTCGCAAGATCGCCGACCGCGTGGACGAGGCGACCGCCCTTGGTGACGGCCAAGAGGTCACCAAGGCCCTGTACCTGCTCCCCCACCTGATGAACGTCCTTCGCGAGATGTACGCAACCCCGAAGGCTCGCATCGAGGGAGGGATTGGCAAGGAGGAGGCTGGCGGCAAGCTGGCCGAGGTCAGGCAGCTAAGGAACCGACCGGCGCCCACCAAGAAGGCCGCAGATGCCGGCTAAGCGACTCGGTTCAACCGAGCCGCGGATCTGGACCCCGCCCCTTCGAGAACTCACCCCCGAAACCTCTCTCGGGTTCGAATGCATCAGCTTCGCCGAGGACACCCTTGGTCTGAGTCTCATGCCCTGGCAGAAGTGGTTTCTGACTCACGCTCTTGAACTTCACCCCACCGAGGTGGATGACTACGGCGATCCGGTTTTCCGGTTCCGCAAGGTCGTGCTTCTGGTCGGTCGCCAGAACGGCAAGAGCACCGTGATGCAGGCGCTCACGCTGTGGCGGCTCTTTGTGGACCGCGCCTCGCTCGTACTTGGCACGGCTCAGGATCTCGAGGTTGCTGAGTCTCTCTGGTCCGAGTCGCTCGACATGGCGCTCGACATCGACGAGCTTCGTGAGGAGATTGAGCGCGGCGGCAAGGTGGAGCGCCAGCCCGGCCGGAAGATGTTCCGGTTGCGCAGTCGCGAGACCTACAAGGTCAAAGCTGCCTCTCGTCGGGGCGGCCGCGGCCTGTCCGGCGAGCTGGTCCTCCTGGACGAGCTTCGCGAGCACCAGTCGTGGGATGCCTGGGCCGCAGTCACGAAGACCACGAACGCCAAGCCGCGCGCGCAGGTCTATGGGATCTCGAACGCGGGCGATGCCACCAGCGTGGTGTTGCGCTACCTCCGCCAGAAGGCTCATGACGAGCTGGGCGACCCTGATCGACTCAATGCTGACATCTCCCCCGATGACCTCATCGCCGACGAGGTCGACGAGGACGCGGACATCGATTCGGGACTTGGTCTCTTCGAGTGGTCGGCCCCTCCCGGCTCCGACGTGATGGACCGAGACGCCTGGGCAATGTCCAACCCGTCGCTCGGCTACCGGATCCGGGAGTCCGTGTTGGCGAGCGACGCAAAGACGGACCCCGAGTGGGTCTTCCGCACCGAGTGCCTGTGCCAGTGGTCGGACGGGACGCTCGAGGGTCCTTTTCCGCCTGGTTCGTGGGACGCGGGCCGTTGGGATAAGGACGCCGAACCTCCGCAGATCGTCGGCAACGTCGTGGCCTGCGTCGACATGTCGCAGGACCGGATCAAGACCTACATCGCGTTCGCCGGCCGCACCGCCGATGGTCGTGCTCAGGTTGAGGTCGTCGCCGAACGGGCCGGATCCGACTGGGTCGCGGACTGGCTCCGCGAGCGTGCCGGCATCATCGACGCGATCACCGGCCAGACCCGCGGCGCGCCCGTCTCCTCACTCATGGAGGACCTCGACGCCGAGCTGGGCAAGGTCATCAACTTCGAGGACTGGGGCGGCGCCGACCTGGCGCAGGGCACGGGGAAGTTCTACGACCTTGTCCGCGAGAACGCCCTGAATCACAACCCGTGGCCCTCTCTGGATCTCGCCGCGGCCACCGCGGTCCCGAAGCTCACCGAGGCCGGCGCGTTCCTGTGGGACCGCAAGCGCTCGCCGACCGACGTCGCTCCTCTCCAGGCCGCCACTGGCGCCATCTGGCTCCTTCATCGACCCACCGAGGAGCCCGCCACCTCGGCCTACGAGGCGCGGGGCGTGCTGACCATCTGACAGGAGGTGCCCGCGTGGGCTTCTGGGACAACCTCCTTCGTCGGCCGCAGCCCGTCGCGTTCTTCACCCCGCAGGTCACGCACCTGGGCGCCGACGAGATCCAGGGCATCATCCTCGGCGACCTCACGCCTGCGCAGATGTGGGCGACCCAGCCCCACCTCCGCACGGTTGTGTCGTTCCTGGCGCGCAACATCGCCCAGCTTGGCTTGCACTCGTTCCGCCGCGACGGCGAGGACCGCCTGCGTGACCGCGAGTCCCCGTTCGCGGCCACCATGCGCCGCCCGAACTCCGACCAGACGGCCTACGACCTCGTCTACTCGCTCGTGGGCGATCTCGCGCTCTACGACCGCGCCTACTGGGCCGTAGTCGAGGACGCCGAGTCCTCGAGCGGGTGGACGATCCGTCGCCTGCCGCCGACCTGGGTCACTCCGGTGTGGCGCGACGTGTTCGGCGCCAAGGGGTACGCGATCCTCTCGCCCAACGGCGAGTCGGTCGAGGTGCCGGCGGCGAACGTGCTGGCGTTCACGGGCTACCACCCGTCGAGCCCGCGCAAGGGCAGCCCCACGGTTGAGGCGCTCAAGGGCACGCTGCAGGAGCAGATCGAGGCGTCGAAGTACCGCAGCCAGGTGTGGAAGCGGGGTGGGCGCGTCTCGGCGGTCATCGAGCGCCCCAAGGACGCCCCGCAGTGGTCCCCGGAGGCCATGAAGCAGTTCCGCGAGGACTGGTACGCCAAGTACACCGGCAGCGGCCCCAAGGCTGGCGGCACGCCGATCCTCGAGGACGGCATGAAGCTGACTCGCGTCGACTTCAACGCCCAGGAACAGCAGTTCGTCGAGGCCGCCAAGCTGTCCTTCTCGACGGTCGCCTCAGCGTTCCACGTCAACCCGACCATGGTCGGCATCCTCGACAACGCGAACTACTCCAACGTCCGCGAGTTCCGCCGGATGCTCTATGGCGACACTCTCGGTCCGCTGATCGCGCAGATCGAGGACCGGATCAACACCTTCCTCCTGCCGATGCTCGACATGGACAACGCCGAGTTCTACGCCGAGTTCAACATCGCCGAGAAGCTCCAGGGCTCCTTTGAGGAGCAGGCGGCCGTCATGCAGACCCTCGTCGGCGCCCCGCTCATGACCCGCAACGAGGGCCGCGCCCGCTTCAACCTGCCCTCCCTCGGCGAAGCGTTCGACGAGCCCATCACGCCGCTCAACGTGGTCACCGGCGGACAGGCTTCACCCACCGACTCGGGCAGCCAGAACCTCAATGCGACTGGCCCTCGCCACCTCAAGGCGCGGCGCAAGGCATCCTCGTTCAAGTCCGAGGATCTCGTGCCCGAGAGCTACCCCGAGAAGGCTGAGGATGTCTTTCGGGAGTTCTTCGCCCGTCAGCGCCGCGTCGTGCTCTCCGCCCTCGGCGCAAAGGCCGCTGGCGACTGGTGGGACGGCGAGCGATGGGATGACGAACTCGCCGATGACCTTTACGCCCTGGCGCTCACCACGGCCAGCGAGATGGGCGAGCGACAGGCCGAGGCGCTGGGATTCTCGGCTGACGACTACGACCCCGACCGCACGGAGGCGTTCCTCCGCAAGGTCGCCGAATCCCGTGCAGGCGCGGTCAACTCCACCACCCTCGAGCGCATCGAGGCCGCACTCGAGGCGGGCGACGACGTAGCAGCGGTGTTCGACGAAGCCGAGTCGTCCCGCTCCCTGTCGGCCGGCACCGCGATCCTCGCCGCGCTGGCCGGGTTCGCACTCACTGAGGCCGCCAAGCAGCTCCAGGGCGACACCGCCACCAAGACGTGGGTCGTCAACAGCCGCAACCCGCGCTCCGAGCACGCCGCCATGTCCGGCGAGACCGTCGGCATCGACGAGACCTTCTCGAACGGCGCCGAGTGGCCCGGAGACCCAGTCCTCGGCGCGGATGGCGTCGCGGGATGCCAGTGCACCGTCGACATCACGATCCCCTGAGAGGCGGGACCATGCGAGTCAAGGAAGTCCCGGTCAAGTTCAAGGCCGGACCCGACGACGGCCTCGCCGAAGGTGAGTTCCTCGTCTACCCCTCGACGTTCACCCGGACGCCCGACTCCTACGGCGACGTCGTCGCCAAGGGCGCGTTCCTCGACACCATCGAGGCGTGGAAGGAGTCGGGCAACACGCTGCCCGGGCTCTACGGCCACCGCCTCGACGACCCCGACTACTTCGTGGCCGGCGCCCTCGACATGGGCGAGGACGAGCACGGCTGGTGGGTCAAGGGCGTGTTCGACCTCGACTCCCCCAAGGGGCCGCAGGTCTACCGACTCGTCAAGGGCCGCCGTCTCAGCCAGCTCTCCTTCGCGTTCGACGTCGAGGACGAGGGCCAGATCGAGGTCGACGGCGTCAAGGCCAACGAGCTGCGCAAGCTCAAGGTCTACGAGTTCAGCTTCGTGCCCATCGGCGCGAACCAGGACACCTCGGTGGTCGCGGTGAAGTCGGCCGCCTCTGCGCTCACGCAGACCGAGATGAAGGCCGGCCGCACGCTGTCGGCCAAGAACGAGACCGCGTTGCGCGAGGCACGCGACGCGATCGACGCCGTCCTGTCCTCCCTGGGCAGCGGCGACGACCAGGAGAAGCAGGCCAGCGGAACCGCCGAAGCCAAGTCCGGCGCCAGCGACGAGGAGCCGCCCGCGGCCAAGTCGTCCGTGCCCGACGAGGAGCCGAAGCGAGCACCGTCCGTCGACTCAGTCCTGGCGGTCATTTCCATTCGAGAAAGGAACTGAGGATGAACCTCAAGCAGCAGCGCGAGGCCGCCCTCCAGGCCGCCCGTGACATCGCGGAGCAGGCCAAGGCGGCCCAGCGAGACCTGACCCCCGACGAGATCGCGGAGGTCGACCAGCAGCTCGCCAAGGCGGACGAGCTGGAGGGCAAGATCAAGAGCGCCGAGAAGTCGAGCGCCCTCCTGGCCCGCATCGGCGGCATCGCCCCCGACGCCTCGAGCGACGAGGGCGACAAGCCCGAGGCTGCGAAGTCGCTCGGTGAGCACTTCGTGAAGACCGTCAGCAAGACGGACCTGGAGCGCCTCAAGTCGGTCTCCGGCCACACGGTCGCCCTGCCCGAGTGGACGCCCGGCGGCCAGAAGGCAGCCACGGACACCAACGCCACGCCCGGCAGCCTCGCGCCGTGGGGCACCGACTACGACCGCACCATCGTGCGCGCGTTCCGTCGCCCGGTCGTCTCCGACGTCCTCGGCTCCGGCACGCTCAGCGGCAACGCGGTCACCTACCTCGTCGAGGGCGCGGTCGAGGGCTCCTTCGCCACCGTCGCTGAGGGCGGCGCCAAGCCGCAGCTCCACTTCGCGGACCCGACGACGCGCACCGACGCGCTCAAGAAGATCCCCGGGTTCATGAAGTTCACCGACGAGATGGTCGAGGACTTCCCGTTCTGGCAGTCCGAGATCAACCAGCGGGGCCTCTACCTGCTGGCGCTCGCCGAGGAGAACCAGCTCCTCAACGGCCCCGGCACCGGCTCCACCGTCCTGGGCCTGCTCAACCGCTCCGGCATCCAGACCGAGACGGCCGCCAACAACACCGACAACGCCGACGCCCTCTTCCGGGCGATGACGAAGGTGCAGACCGCGACCGGCCTCACCGCCGACGCGATCATCATCAATCCGGCCGACTACCAGCAGCTCCGGCTCAGCACGGACGCCAACGGCCAGTACTTCGGCGGCGGCTTCTTCGCCGGCCAGTACGGCAACGGTGGCCTGATCGAGCAGCCGCCGCTGTGGGGCCTGCGCACCATCGTCACCGCGGCCGTCGCCGCAAACACGGCGGTCGTCGGCGCCTTCGCGGCCTCGACGACGGTCTACCGCAAGGGTGGTGTGCGGGTGGAGTCGACCAACTCCCACGTGGACGACTTCACCAACAACCTCATCACGACCCGCATCGAGGAGCGCGTGGCCCTGGCCGCCCGCATCCCCGCCGCGATCGTGAAGGTCACCCTCTCCGACACCGACCCGGCCTGATGAAGGAGTACCGGGTCACGATCGGCGGACTCGAACACACCGTGCTCCTGTCCGACGAGGACGCCAAGCAGCTCGGCGACGCGGCCAAGCCCGTCACCAAGGCGGCACCCGCCCCGAGCAACAAGTCACGCACTCCGCGCACCAAGGAGTCCTGACCCCGGCGGTGGGCCGGCAGCACGTCGGCCCACCGTCACCACCCCTCGGCGAAAGGCGGAGCGATGCCCACTGAGGTTGACGCCATGAAGCAGGCCGAGGCCCTCGTCCGGCGCTACTGCGGATGGATCATCGCGCCCGCCGCCGACGAGACGCTCCGCATCGACGGCAACGGGGCACGCACGCTCGTCCTGCCGACACTCCACATCAACGCGATCACCACCGTGCAGAACGACGGCGCCACGATCGCCTCCGACGCCTATGACTGGTCGACCGCCGGCCTCCTCAAGCTCCGCGCCGGCTGCTGGTCCCACCGCTTCGGCGGAATCAGCGTCACCCTCAACCACGGCTTTGAGACCATGCCCGACGAGGTCGCCGCAGTCATCGACCGCATCGTCGACCGCGCGCTCAACGACGTCGGGATGCTCGCCCAGGTCGGACAGGTCCGCTACGGCACCGCCTCCGACGGAGTCAGTATCGGCGGCTCGCTCACCGCGTTCGATCGCGCCGCACTCGACGCCTACCGCCTCCCGGGACTGCCGTGATCCTCGGCGCCCAGACCTTCACGCGCGAGCGCTACCCGGTCGACACCGAGGGCGAATACGACTTCGACGCCACGCCCGACTCCCTCGTGGTCCGCGGCTGCTCCATCCAGCCGATCACCGGCACCGAGACGCTCCAGGGTCGTGAGGCGCGCCGCATCGCGTGGACCGCCTGGGCGCCCCCCGGCCACGACGTCCGCGCCACCGACTTCGCCCGCTTCAACGGCCAGCTCTACCGCGTCGCCGGGGAGCCGCAGCGCTGGGAGCAGGGCGCACTAGCCCACGACGTCATCTTGTTCGAGCGCTGGGAGGGCTGACATGGCCGACTCGGTCCGCATCACCCGCGTCGAGTTCCACAACGAAGGCTTTAACCAGTTCCGCAAGAGCGCCCCCGTCGCCGACGAACTCGAGCGCCGCGGCCAAGCCATCGCCGACGCAGCCTCCGCGGCCGGCGGCGAGTACCGCGTCATCCGCACCGAGAACAACTCCCGCGCACGCGTCGTCGTCGTCACCGCCGACTACGAGGCCATGCGCGCTGAGGCCACCAACCGTTCGCTGTCCTCCGCGCTGGACGCCGGCCGTGCCTGAGCGGATCACCTTCGCCGACGTCTTCGCCGTCCTCAAGGAGATTGTCGACACCGAACTGGCGGCGCTCGGCGAGGAAGCGCGGGCCTACCCCGGCGTCCCCGCCGACAACCAGGTGCCCAACCCCAGCGCCTTCGTCGTCATCCGACCCATCGGTGGACTGAGCGAAACCTTCATCACCGCCACCCCGCTCATCACCGTCGAGGGCTACGCGAAGAAGCGCGCCGAGGCGTACCGCCTCTGCGACCTGACGCTGTCGATCATCCGCTCGCAAGACGGCGCCATCCGAGGAGCCCGCGGCTTCTCCTATCCCCAAAATCTGCCGGACCCGACGACCAGTCAGGCCCGGTTCACCTCCACCGGCGAGGTGCGCGTCTGGGGCGCGGTCCACCCCTGATCTCGAACCAAGCACTCGCCTGAAAGGGGCACACCATGGTCAACACCGCGAGCAACGCGGTCGTGGCGAAGCCGAAGGTCACGGGCGGCCTGTGGGTCGCCCCGCTCGGCACCGCACTCCCGATGAACGAGTCGACCAACCTCAACGCCGCGTACAAGACGCCCGGCTACATCACCGAGGACGGCGTCACGCGCGCCGAGGGTCGCGAGACCGAGACGATCCAGGCGTGGGGCGGCGACACCATCATCGTCGCGCAGACCGGCCAGACCGCCACCCTGACGACCTCGCTCGCCGAGTACCTCAACGAACTCACCCAGCAGCTCATCTACGGCGTCGACAACGTCACCACCACCGCGGCGACCACCTCCGCCGGCAAGAAGCTCGCCATCGTCGGCAAGCTCGGCACCCAGTCGCCGCACAACGTCTGGGTCGTGGAGATGTTCTCCGGCACCGCAACCGGTCGGATCGTCTTCCCCGACGTACAGATCACCGAGACCGACGACGTCACCTACCAGGACTCGGCCCTCGCCGCCCGCGGCGTCACCGCCAACCTGCTGCCCGACGCCAGCGGCGCCTACTTCTACGAGTACTGGGACGACGGCCGCAAGGCGTCCTCCTGATGACCAGGTGGCGGGCCGCTGGGGTGGACTCCCGGCCCGCCACCTGCACCACCTAGCGAGTCCACAGCCACCTGAGGAGTCCACCGATGGTCTACGAAGTCCCCAAGTCCCGTGCGTCGATCGCCCAGAACCGCTTCGCGTTCAAGTTCGCCGGGTCGTCCAAGAAGTACGACGTGCCGCTCATGAAGTACATCAAGCCGGCGCTGGCGATGAAGCTCGAGCGGCTCTCCGACGCCGAGGTGGTCGTCGCCCTCTTCGAGGAGTACTTCCCCGGCCAGAACCTTTTCGAGAAGTTCGAGGACAGCGAGCAGTTCGAGGCGTTCATGCTCGCGTGGCAGGAGGCGTCGGGGATCGAGCTGGGGGAATCCGAAGCCTCGCTCGCTTCCTGAGGAAGCATGGCGAGGCCGTCGAGTACGACCTCCTCCAGTCCGGTCGACACATCGAGGATCTCGGCACCCTCGCCCTCTCGTGGCGAGACCTGCGGATCCTCATCGAACACGCCCCCGCCTCGTCCGCCGTCGTGCGGATCGCCTCGCCGGAGACGGCGACCTGGGGCGCCACTGAGCAGCTCCTCGCCGCCGCTGTCGACGCGCTGCGCTGGCTCCAGTGGGCGCAGACCAAGGAAGCGCAGAAGCCCGGCGCACGCGGCCCCGATCCCATCGAGCGGCCCGGCGTGAAGCCCAAGAAGGCCAGCCATGGCGGCGACGTCCTCTCCATCGAGGAATTCGAGCGCCGCATGACCGAGAAGCGACGACGAGCCCAAGCGAGGTGAGCCTGTGTCCGAAGGTGGAGGCGCTCGACTCGCAACGGCGTACTACGAGCTGGTCCCGTCGATGGGCGGGGCGCAGCGCGACATCAGCCGCCAGTTCACTGGCGTCGGTCGCGACGCGTCCCGCTCGTTCGGCGGTTCTTTCACCTCCGGCCTGAAGTCGGTCATCGGCCCCGCCCTCGCGCTCATCTCCGCGGGTGCGGTCACCAAGTTCGTCAGCGACTCCGTCAAGAGCCTCCAGCGCATCGAGCGGATCAACTCCCAGACCGCGACCGTCATTCGGTCGACGGGCGGCGCGGCCGGCGTCTCCGCCAAGCACGTCGAGGACCTCGCGGGCTCGCTGGAGAACCTGACCGCCTCCGAGGCGGAGTCGATCCAGGAGGGCGCCAACTTCCTCCTGACGTTCAAGAACATCCGCAACGAGGCGGGCAAGGGCAACGACATCTTCGACCAGACGGTCGTTGCCATGACCGACCTGTCGCGCGCCACCGGCACCGACATGAAGGCCGCCTCCCTCCAGCTCGGCAAGGCGCTCAACGACCCCATCAAGGGCATCTCTGCCCTGTCTCGGGTCGGCATCACCTTCACCGAGCAGCAGAAGGAGCAGATCAAGGCGCTGGTCGAGGGCGGCAACGCCATGGACGCGCAGAAGATCATCCTCGCCGAGCTGGAGTCCCAGTTCGGCGGCTCTGGCGAGGCATACGCCAAGACCACCGAGGGTCAGATCGAACTCGCCAAGCACGCCATCGGCACCCTCGGCGATACGATCACGGCGCGTGCCCTGCCACCCCTCGGCGCCCTCGCTGGGTTCGCGGCCCGCGGCCTCAACACCCTCGCCGAGGGCTGGGATCCTTTCATCCAGCGGACCCGTGGCGTCGTGCTGCCCATCATCCAGCGCGTCCGCGCCTTCCTCGAGCCGCTCGTCACGACGGTCCGCGAGAACATGGCCGAGGCGTTCCGGTCCGCGGGCGAGCAGTTGGGCGTGTTCGCCGGCTACGTCCGCGACACCGTCCTGCCGGCCATCGCCGCCTTCGCGCAGTCCGAGGGCGTCCAGCGAGCCATGGCGGTCGTCATGGAGACCATCCGCCAGGTCGCCACCAACCTCGCAGCCGCGTTCTCGGCCCTGTGGCCCACGATCCAGCGCGTCGCCGGCACCATCGGCGACCTGTTGGTCCAGGCCAAGCCGGGCATCCTCGTCGCCTTCGGGGTCGCCTTTGCCGCGGTCAACGTCGCCGTGCGGGTCGCCGCGCGCATCATCGCGGCTGCCGCGCGCGCCGTCGCCGCCACCGTTGAGTGGTTCTACGACTGGCAGGACGTGCTCGTCCCGATCGCCGCTGGCATCGGCGCAGTGGTCGCAGCGGTCACGGCCTACAAGATCGTGCTCGCGGCGACCATGGCCATCCAGCGCGCCTACCTCGCGGTCATGGCAGCCTGGCGGACCGCGACGATGGCCGTCGCCGCGGTCACGTGGGCGCTCAATGGCGCACTGCTGGCCAACCCCGTGGGCGCGGTCATCCTGCTGATCGTCGCCCTCGTCGCGGCCTTCGTCGTGGCCTGGAAGAAGTCCGAGACCTTCCGCAACGTCGTCCTCGGCGCCTGGGAGGCCATCAAGGCGGGCACCGCGGCGGTGTTCGGCGCCATCAAGTCGAGCATCGAGTGGGCGATGAACGCGGTCAAGACCGTATTCACCTTCTACCTCAACGGCTTCAAGCTCGTCTGGGGAACGATCTTTGGCGCCATCAAGAAGGGCGTCGAGCTTTATCTCAACGGGGTCCGGCTCTACATCTCGACCGTCGTCGGCGTCATCAAGGGCATCTTCAACGGGATGCGCTCGATCGTCGGCACCGTGGTCGGGTTCTTCGTCAACATCAAGAACGGCATCGTCAACCAGTGGAACACGCTGATCGGCTTCCTGACCGGGCTGCCGGGCCGCGTGACGTCGGCACTGGGCGGAATGTGGAACGTCATCAAGGACGGTTTCAAGGGCGCCCTGAACACCATCATCGGCTGGTGGAATAACTTCTCGCTGACGATCGACATCCCCGACGCGATCCCCGGCCTGCCGGACGAGTGGACGATCCGCACCCCCAACCTCCCGATGCTCGCCGAGGGCGGCATCGTCAACCGTGCGACCCTGGCAATCATCGGCGAGGCCGGCCCGGAGGCCGTCGTCCCATTGCCGCGGCTCGGCGACTTCGCCGGACCCCCGCAACCCGCGTCACTGGAGATCGACTACGACCGACTCGCTGACGCCCTGTCGCAGCGCCCGAACGTCGTGGCGCTCGGACCTCGCGGCGCCGCGACGATCGTCCAGGCGGGCAACGACGCCCTGCTCGCCCTGACCTAGCACTCCTCGTACAGCGAGCGGCAGCAGGGCGAGCAGCGGCAGAACCACGAGATGGCGCATGGACCCGACCCTAGGAGGTGCCCTGGTGTTCGTCGTTTCTCCTGAGCCGGTCGCCGAGAACGCCGCCGTCGCGTCCGGCTCCCCGTTCTGGCTGCGCCTGTTCGGCGAGTGGATCCAGCTCGAGGGCGTCGTGCCTGACACCTCCGCTGGAACCGCCCGTTCGCGGTCGTCGTTCGAGTCGGTCGACGGCGTGCAGTGGGAGCAGCAGGCCCCGGCCCACCGCCGCTCGTGGTCGCTGGAGATCCCGTGGCAGTCCCGTGTGGCGACGCGCGCTCTCGAGGTCGCCGCACACTCGCCGGAGGATGTGTGGCTGCTGGACCGCACGCGCGCCGTGGTGAACATGCTCAAGCCGGGCGACTGCTACGGCGACGGCACGGCGCTGCTGGCTGACGGGATGCCGCTGCGTCGCTTCACGGCCGAGCGCACGGTGACCTCGCCGGTCCGGCGCGGCGTCGGGACGTTCGTCGGCGTGTGGACGGACGCGGCTGCCGGCACCCCGGTCGCCACCGTCTCGTGGCCGGGCGGTTCGCAGGTGCTCACGGCTCCCGCGGGCACCGTCGCCCAGCGAGCCTCCGTCGGCTTCACGCCCGACGCGCACGGCGAGGTGACGATCGTGGCCGCCGTGGGCACGACCGGGCTCCAGGTCACCGAGGACTGGCTGCCGGACGAGTGGATGGCGGGCCAGGGCGTGCCGTGCCGCGTGGTGGTCGACGACCCGAGCGGCACGTTGCACCGGATGAACCAGCGCTCGCAGGCGCTCGGCACGTGGTCGGTGGAGCTGCGCGAGGTGGGTGCGTGAGCACGTTCACCGACCCGGCTCCGGCTTCGGTGACGCCGGTCGTCAAGGCGACGGTGACGCTCGACGGCTCGGAGACGCCGCTGTCGGGCGAGGTGTCGCAGTGGTCGACGACGCGTGAGCTGGTGGGCTCGGTGCTGCCGGGCAACCTGCGCACACGGTCGGGCCTGTCGATCGGCACGGCGTCGGTTGCGGTGCGCAACCCGGACCCGATCGGCCGCACCCCGTGGGCTCGCAACGGTGCCCGGATCCGTCGCGGCGGCGAGGTGTCGCTCGCGGCCGAGGTGACGGGCGAGTCGTGGCCGATGGGCTCGTGGCTGATCGGCGAGGCGTCGGCTGAGGTGCCGATGTCGCTGCGGGAGTCGTCGTTCCGTGGCCGCGGTGACTCGCGCTCGGTGAAGAACCTCTTGCCGGTCGTTCCCGCCACTCCGGTCGAGCCCGCGTGGATGGTCGACGCGCTGGCCCGTCAGGTGGGCTGGTGGACGACGCCAGCCCCCGTCGAGTCGTGCCTGGCGTCCCTGCCGCTCAACGGCGCGGTCTGGTCGGAACTGCCGGACTACGTCGCGTTCCCGCTCGACGGCACGGTGCCGAAGGCGTGGGGCGGCGTGCGGGGTGCGCTCGGTCCGGTCGGCGACTGGGGCGTGTACCTCGTCATGGCGGTCATCTCCTACCGGCTGACGGGTGGCGTGCTCCGTCCTAGCTACGAACCGGTGCTGACGGACGACAAGCCGCTGTACGTGACGCTCTGCGCGACGGGCGGCCCGACGCTGATCCGCTTCGGCTACGAGGCGACCGACCCACAGCTCCGCATCGACCCGGATGGCGCGACGCTCGAGGTCCGGTCGTCGTCCTCGTCGGCGTGGGTGTCAGTCGGTTACGTGCCCGGCCTCGACCCCAGCAACCTCGACCGCGTGCAGATCGAGGTGCAGCGCTCCGGCAGCCCAACCGATCCCGACTCCGAGTTCGACTTCCGCGGCACCTATGGCCCGATCCGTGCGCGTGCCCGGTCGTCGCAGTCGGCAGCGTGGTCGGCGTGGGCGGTGGACTCGACGACGGTCGCGGGCAACGCGGTCTCCGAACTCATCATGGGCTCGACCACGGTCGATGGCGGTTCGGCGGCTGGCGTGCAGGTGACGCGCGAGGCCGACCCTGCCCTGTGGGCGCCGGCCACTGCGCACATCGAGCCGCTGGGCAACGGCGGCCTGATGCCGTCGCCGTGGCTGGCCTCCGACGTGGACGTGTGGTCGGGCATCCAGGCGGTCTGCGCGGCGTGGCTGGGTGCCGCTTGGGTGGACGCCGCGGGGATCCTGATCTGCCGCAACCGCTCCTACCTCGCGGGCCTCGTCCCGCCGTCGTCAGTGCCGGTGCTCGACGTGGGCACGCGGGTCGAGGATCTGCCATGGACGCTTGACCCGGCTGACGAGGCCGACCGGCTCACGGTCACCTATGCGCCCGTGGACATCTTGACGCTGGCTTACGACCCCGACGCCGAGCACTGGAACGGTGTGGGGTCCGGCGCGACGGTGGCTCCCCTGCTGTGGGAGTCAGCCGAGGCGCTCCAGATCGGCCCCGGCGAGACGATCACCATCAAGGCCGACGTCGAGAACCTCGGTGTCGCGGCCGGCGTCTACCAGCAGCCCTACGGCCTGACGCAGAACTGGTGGAACGCCGAGGTCGCGCAGGATGGGCACTACCAGGTGTCGTCGTGGAACGCGCGACCGAACCGCGACGGCACGGGCGCCGTGCCCGGAGAGGGCGCGCTGCAAGTGACCTCGCGGCAGGTCTCGGCCGGGCGCGTCCTGATCGAGGTCCGCAACCGGACCGGCTCAGCGCTGTGGACGGTCGACGGCAAGGGCAACCCGTGGCTGCGGATGCGCGTGCACGGCATGACATCGCAGGCCAACGCCGCAGTCGTCACGCGCGGACTGCCGGAGGAGCAGGCCGTCAACCCGATGGCGATCGACCTGGGCCGCCTCGTGCAGCGCCAGGCCGACGCCGAGGCCATCGCGGACTACCTCTGGGGCCGGGCGCGCAACCCCGGCTACCGCGTCGCGTCGCTGCGCGTGGTGCCCGACTGGCGACGCGACATCGGCGACGTCATCTACCTGACCCACGGTCGCTCCGGGCTCGCCCAGAAGGCGCTCATCACCAAGGTCGCGATGGCGGGCAAGCCGGGCGAGGTCACCCAGCACCTCGACGTCGTGCTGCTGCCGGTGACCTACGCCGACCACACCGACTACTGGGCCGGCAAGACCTACGCCCAACAGAAGGCCGCGCGGGCGGGCGACACGTACCGCGACGAGACCGACGACCCACTCAAGGGGGCCTGATGGCTACGACACCGCTCGGCTTCGTCTACGCCGACGACGACGACCCGGTCGACGTGCCGCTGTCGATCCGCGAGTTGGCGGAGTCGATCAACGCGTACCTGACGCCGCAGATCGTGAGCCTCGAACTCGAGGAGGGCTTTGGCGGCGGGCTGAACATCACCCGCGTCGGGCCGCTCGTCGTGCTGACGGGCGGCCTGCGGCGCGCCGGTTGGTCGTCGACCACTTCGGTTCAGGTCGCGACGATCCCCGCGGGCATGGCGCCCAGCGTGCAAGCCGCCTCCATCATCGGCAGCACCCGCAACAACTCGGGCACCTACCAGATCTCAGCGAACCCCGACGGCCGGATCATGTACCAGCTCACCGTCGAGGACGGCTTCACCGCGGGCATCAACCTCACGTGGGGCATCGGATGAAGCGCCTCGTTGAGGGCCTCCGTCACCCCCGCGAGCACGAGTGGCGCAAGCTGCGGCCCTGGCGACAGCACTCCCAGGTGCTCATCGTCTCCGGTCTGGTCTACATCGCGGTCGGCTACACCTACGCCGCGACCGAGCCGAGCGACAGTCGCGTCGCCTCGCTGGTGCTGGCCGAGGTCATCATGCCCATCGCCGCGTGGGGCGTGCTCTGGCTGATCGCCGGGACGCTGGTCGTCATCTCCGCGCGCTGGCCACCCGTCTCCGAGAAGTGGGGCTACGGCGTCCTGACCCTGCTCTCGTCGTGGTGGTCATTCGTCTACGTGGCCGGGGTCCTGTTCCTCGGCGCACCTGCCTCGGCGCTCTCGAGCGCGCTGCTGTGGTCACTGGTCGGCTACCTCTGGTACGCGATCTCGGGCCTGACGAACCCGGTCGTGATCGTCGCCACCAAGTACGACCCGCCCTCGTCCGGCGAGGTGGTGTCCGGTGAGTGACTCCCTCACGAGCGGCCTCCTCATCCTCGCCGGCACGGCGCTCTCCTCGTTCGTCACCTGGCTGACGACCCGGAACGGCAACAAGACGCAACGCGACACCGTGCTCGCGCAGATCGAGCAGGGCCCGGCCGAGCGGGCCGCGAAGATCTACGACGGCGCGATCAACCAGCTCGCCAGCGAGAACGGCCAGCTCCGCACCCGGCTCGCGGCCATCGAGGCAGAGCTGGAGCGGTGCAAGACCGCGTGCTCGCGCCTTGCCCGCCGCATCGACCCCCGCGCCACGATCACCGACGACGGCCTGCCCGACGTCGGCGAGAACGGCACCCTTCACTGACAGGAGGCCCACCCGTGGCACGCACAACCTTCGGCGGCACCCTCGCTGACTACGTCGTCCTGCCGGAGTCCGGCGTGTACCGTCGCCCCGGCTCGGTCGAGGTGACCGTGTGGGACGCGCAGACGGGCGGCACCCAGCTCACCGACCTCCTCCTTCTCGACGGCACCCCGGTCACGTCACTGCGGACCGGCAGCGAGGGCCTGATCCCCGCGTTCCGGGGACCGGACGAGGTCAAGGAGGCGTGGTACCAGGTGGCGGGCGCGTCACAGCGGCAGCGCATCGCCACGGGCGCGCGAGGCCCCGCCGGACAGGACGGCGCCCCCGGTGGCTCCGACGCGGCCATGGCGGCGTGGATCAACGACGAGGACTCGCAGACCCGTGCGTCCCTTTCGGAGCGTGTAGTCGCCGAGGCAACGCCGATCGCCGCGACCGCTATCGTCAACGAGCGATCGGCCGCCGCGCGCCGCGCGGGGGTGTTCATCCCTTCACCCACTGCCGCGACACGCTGGCACGAACTGCGGACGGCGACGCTCGCAGGTCAGCGTCAGGCGCACATTGCCCTGCTGGCTGACTCGATCGGCTACGGCGCCGCCGCGACCGGGGCCACCCAGCCCAAGCCCGGTAAGACGACCGCCGGGCTCATGCGCGCATCGCTGGCGCGCAAGTACGGCGCTGCCGGTGGCGGCTTCACGCTGGCCGACAACGTCCGCCTGTTCGGCAACCTCGCCGACGACCCCAGGTGGGCAAAGACCTCGGGAGTGGTCACGCACAACTTCGGATTCCACGCCTCCTCCACCGCGTGGCGCATCCAGACCGTGGGCGGCGCTGAGTACATCGAGTTCACCGACACCTGCTCGGAGTTCTGGATCTACACGCTCTCGGGCGGCAGCCAGATGCAGGTCAAGATCGACGGCGGTGCCGCGATCACGCTCCTCAACGCAGCGTCCGTCGGCGGAGCCTCGTCCGACATCGCCCCCGAGCCGGGCTACTACCGCAACCCCGCGCTCAACGCCCACAACGTGTTCAAGATCCCTGCCGGCGCAGTCGGCTCGCACACGCTGCGGATCTACCCGATCACCTCGGGCAGCGTTTTCCTGGTGGCCGTGGAGGGACGCATCCCGACGCTGGGCACCTTCCGTGTCAGCAGCCCGTCGATCAACGGCAAGGCCCTGTCGACCTTCTTCGCGTTCACTGGTGAAGGCGCGGACGGCAACGGTGGCCTGTTCTCGGGTGACCTGTGGCTGGACACGCTGCGCGCCGACCTCCTGCTCGCCGGGCTGGGCGTGAACGACTGGCAGCAGCAAGTTTCGCTCGCGACGACGAGGACCCGCCTTGAGCGGCTCATCGACCGTCAGCGGGCCACGGGGACGAATGCCTACGGCTCCACGAAGCCCGGCGGCGACGTCGTGCTGATCTGGAACCCCAAGCCTGACATCGCCTCGCTCGGAGGAGGCACCTACACCAACCCCTCCTGGGACCAGTACCGCGACCTCTGGTACGAGGTGGCGGCGCAGCGCGACGTGTGCCTCATCGACCTCGGCGACCAGTGGGGCGGCTCCTTCGCCGCCGCCAACGCACGAGGCCAGTACGCCGACGCGATCCACCCGAGCGACAAGGGCTACCTGGACTACGCCGCTCGCGTCGAGCACGCACTGTTCAACGTCATCTGACGTCGTGGCCTGACCTGGCGTCGCCCGATTCGCCGCCCCGTTCTATCCATGTAGCGACACCCGCGACGCTCCAACACCAGGCCCCTCGGCGTTGGAACGTCAGCCCGAACATCCAACTCCCGTGAGCCCGCCTCGCACCCGCGCGGCGGGCTCTCGCACGTCCACCCGAGGAGGTTCCGTGGTCACCGCCAGCACGCCGGGCTACACCCGATACGGCACCCGCACCACCTGCGTCTGCATGGCCCAGTGGCTGCCCGCGTTCGAGACCCTGGCCCGCGCCCGCGGCCTGCTCGACGGGCCGCTCGGCATCGCCCAGCTCACCGGCACCGCGAAGAAGTCCGCCGAGACCCACACGCGCGGCGGGGCCGCCGACTGGTGGCAGACGTCGACCGCGCTCCGCGACCTTGCCCGCGAGATGGGCGCCGCCGCGTGGATCCGGGGCGCGCCGGCCTTCGACCCGCACACCCACGCCGTGCTGAACGGCTGCCCGCACAACACCCCGGCCCGCTACCAGGTCGAGGCGTACAAGGCCGGCTTCGACGGCCTCGGCAAGGGCGGCCGCGCCACCCAGGAGAGCAAGACCCGCCGCTCGCTCCGCACGTGGAGCGAGGGCATCAAGTGGGCCGAGGCCCAGACCCCCAGCATCGAGGAGGACGACATGTACACCGACAAGGACCGTGAGCGCGACGACCGCACCCACGACCGCGTGCTCAAGCTGATGGGTCCCGTCGAGGAGATCCACAAGTGGGTACGCGGCGTCGCCACCGCCATGCCCACCGTGCAGCGCTGGGTCGGCTACCTCATGCCCGCCGCGACCAAGCAGACCGAGGGCATCGCCGCCCTCCGCGAGCAGGTCGAGCAGCTCGCCGCCACAACGAGCGACGCCGACGCGCAGCAGAAGCTCGAGCAGATCAAGGCGCTGCTGTCGTGATCGACCGCCTCGTTGACCTCATCATCCGCGCCGCCATCTGGCGCTCACTCCACCGGAGGAACGCATGAGCATCAAGACCGCTGCCCAGTCCGAGCCTGTCGTCGTCAGCCAGGTCGGCGCCGTCACTGCCGTCGGCGTCGTGGCTGCCATCGTGGCCCTGCTGCGATCGTTCGGGGCGCCCATCACCGACGAGCAGCACGTCGCCATCACGGGCGTCGTGGCCATCCTCGCGCCGCTCGTCGCGTCAGTGCTGGCGCGGGCCAAGGTCACGCCCGTCGAGCCGCAGCACCGCGCGTAG